AGATAATCAAGGTTGGCCTTGTTGTATTCATTCGAAGTCCGGTCCTTGTATTTCATGGCTTTCTGGTAGTACTGTATTGCCTGCCGGGTTTCTCCCAGTTCCCTGAATGCCCGTGCGTAATTGGTATAGACATACAGCTTGAGTCCGTCGGGCATGTTTTCCTGTATCTCCTGACTGGCCACCTGAAGACTGTCGAATGCATTCTGGACCCGGTTGTGGTTAATGAGCAGAATGGCATGGTTGCACAACTGCGAAATGTGAACGATACGCGAGTCGATGGAAGTCGTATCTACCGGATAGGAAAAGATACGGCGGGAAAACTGTATCGCTTTTTCAAATTCTTCCAGTTCGTTGTACAGTACCGAAATATTCGACAGGATAATGGCCGACAAGGGATAGTTGTGCTGGCTTTCCGTAATGTTCAATGCCTGTTTATACGAAGAAATGGACTTGTCCAGCATGAAAGACTTCCGGTTGATGGCCCCCGACAGGTTGTAAGATTCTGCCATATAGGTGGAATCGTTGAGCGCTTCAAAAATCGTGATTCCTTCCTGAACGTAATTCCTTGCCGAATCCAGCTGGTTGCTTTGCCAGTATCCGAAGGCTCTTTCGTAATTGGCAATGCCTTCCGAAACCGTTACGGAATGCCGTTCTGCCGGTTTGAGTGATTGGGCCTTGAGCTGTTCAGTCTTCTTCAGGGCTTTGCTGAATACGGTCTGTGCCTGAGAATAATCACCTTTGGCATTGAGATAAGTACCGTAGGTGATGTCAATGTCCAGTGCCAGGAACAGGTCGTTGCGGTAATCGGGGTGACGGACTGCCAGCTGGTATACAGAATCCATCCGGGCATATTCTCCATTGTCTCCGAAAGTCTCAATCAGCTGACTGAAACTGGTTTTCTCGGCCCGGCAGCCAAGACTTCCGAGCAGGCATATCAGTAATAAGGTAATTTTTTTCACTTTTTTATCCATCCTTTTATAAAAGCTATACGCATGAGGTGCGAAACATTGGTGGCTCCGCTTTTTAATAATATGTTTTTTCGGATCGTATCAATCGTATTCTTGCTGAGGTTCAGTTTCTGTGCTATTTCGTCGGAAGTAAGTCCGCACGAGAGCATATCGATTACTTCATTTTCTCTCGGACTGGGCACATACGTGATGGAGTCGGATACAGACTGGTCTCCCATGATGGACAGTATGATGTTCAGGGCAGTATGGGAATAATACTTGTTCTGACTGACGAGTATGGATTCTACCGCTTTGGTGATTTCATCTGTCTTGTCATTCTTTATCACGATTCCGCTGACTTCCGCCTTGATCAGCAGCTTGATGATCCAGAATTCGGTGTGCATGGTATAAACCACGACGGGTATATGAATTGATTTTCTTTTTAAATAATTGAGGATGTCCAGTGCCGTCTGATTATCCAGTTCGTAGTCGACTATCAGCAGGTCGCAAGGCTGACTGTTCAGATAGTTGTATAGTTCAGGCGGACGGTTCCCGGTACATATCTGATATTTGTTTTCCTGTTCAAGCAGATGTTTTAATCCTTCTGCTATGATGGGATGATTATCAAGAATGTAGATTGAGCTTCTCATGATTTTGTGTAAAGAATGTCTGTTTTTCCGATGGCAAAGATGCAACATAAAATTGTGTTGTGCAAATAATGCGGGCAGTAATGTGTCCGGCCATTCCCTTGCGCCGGAATGAGCCAATGTAAAAGAAGAATCTTTGTTTTTGATTATGAGGTTTGAAAATAAGAAGAAAGTAGTAAATCCTTACACTAAAATTACTAAACGGGCTTTTTATTGGCTTATTTGGGAAAAAACTTGTGTCGAATAATTAGGATAATTACAATGAATGGCTTACTTTTGTGTATTGCTAAATACTTAAATCACGGAAAACATTAACAACATAAATTTGAAAAATCATGGAAAATGAAGAATTGATTAAACTGTGTTCTGACAAGGCTCAGAAATGGTTGACTCCGGCTTACGATGCCGAAACTCAGGCAGAAGTGAAACGCATGCTTGAAAATCCAGATAAGACTGATTTGATCGAGGCTTTTTATAAGGACCTGGAATTCGGAACAGGTGGTTTGCGTGGTATCATGGGTGTAGGTTCTAACCGTATGAATATCTATACCGTAGGTGCTGCCACTCAGGGATTGTCAAATTACTTGAATAAATGCTTTGCAGGCAAGAAAGATATCAGTGTAGTAGTAGGACACGACTGCCGTAACAACAGCCGTCTGTTTGCTGAAATCTCTGCCAACATCTTCTCTGCAAACGGTATCAAGGTATATTTGTTCGAAGACATGCGTCCGACTCCGGAAATGTCATTTGCCATCCGTCACCTGGGATGCCAGAGCGGTATTATCCTGACAGCTTCTCACAACCCGAAGGAATACAACGGATACAAGGCTTACTGGGACGACGGTGCTCAGGTATTGGCTCCTCACGATAAGGGTATCATTGACGAAGTAAATAAGATTGCTTCTGCTTCTGATATCAAGTTTGAAGGCAACAAGGAACTGATTCAGATCATCGGCAAGGAAGTGGATGATGAATACCTGCGCATGGTTCACACCATTTCTATCGATCCGGAAGTCATCAAGCGTCAGAAAGACCTGAAGATTGTCTATACTCCTATCCACGGAACAGGTATGATGCTGATTCCGCAGTCTCTGAAATTGTGGGGCTTCGAAAATGTTCACTGTGTAGAAGAACAGATGGTGAAGAGCGGTGACTTCCCGACAGTAGTATCTCCGAATCCGGAAAATGCGGAAGCACTGACCATGGCTATCAACCTGGCCAAGAAAATCGATGCCGACATTGTGATGGCTTCTGACCCGGATGCCGACCGTGTGGGTATGGCTTGCAAGGACAGCAAGGGCGAATGGGTACTGATCAACGGTAACCAGACTTGCTTGATCTTCCTGTACTACATCATCAAGAACCGCATCGCAATGGGTAAGATGAAAGGTAATGAATTCATCGTGAAGACCATTGTGACTACTGAACTGATCAAGGCTGTTGCCGACAAGAATCATATTGAAATGTACGACTGCTATACCGGTTTCAAATGGATTGCACGTCAGATCCGTCTGAACGAAGGTGTAAAACAGTACATCGGTGGTGGTGAAGAAAGCTACGGCTTCCTGGCTGAAGATTTCGTACGCGACAAAGACGCCGTTTCTGCTTGTTCTTTGCTGGCTGAAATCTGTGCCTGGGCTAAGGATCAGGGCAAGACACTGTATGATGTATTGATGGAAATCTATGTAGAGTACGGTTTCTCTAAAGAAGTGACTGTCAATGTAGTTAAACCGGGTAAGAGCGGTGCCGATGAAATCAAGGCCATGATGGAAAACTTCCGTGCATGTCCTCCTAAGTCATTGGGTGGTTCTAAGGTAGCCTTGATGAAGGATTACAAGACATTGAAGGCAACCGACGGAGAAGGTAATGTAACTGCACTTGTATATAGATTCTCAATGCCTTTATATCAATGGATAGTAGGTTTACCACAACCAGGAATGCAAGCAACACAACCTGAGATATATAAAGCTCAGAATGAAATTGAACGTTCTACTTTAGATGGTATAGTAGTTACTAATGAAAGAACGGCTATAAAAGCAATAGGTGCTGAAGGTACAGCTCTAAATGCTGAAGGATATTTAAAATATTTCGAAGATAGAGTATTCTCTGCTTTAGGAGTATCTGCATCACAAATGGGTAGAGGAGGAGCTAAACAAGACTCTGAATCTATGGAAGCACAAATACACGATACAGTTAAATACATACAAAGAATAATGAGTATCTTTATAAAAGAAAAGATATTAAATGAATTATTATTTGAAGGTGGATACAACCCTATATTAAATGAAGAAGATATTGTTGAATATGAATTTGAAGAAATCTCTCTTGAAACAAAAGTTAAGAAAGAAAATCATGAAATGCTTAAGTATCAATCTAACATGACTACATTCGAAGAATCAAGAAGAAGAATGGGAATGAAAGATAGTGTTGAAGATGAATCTAGACTATATAAAGAGATGATAGAAACAAAAGCTGCATTAGCTCAAGTAGATAGAACTGCTGAACATCAGAAAGAATTAGCAAGAATAAATTCACAAAATAAAACAACTTCTGGTAATAGTGGTTCATCTACTGGTAATAAAGCACCGAGAAGCAATAAATCGCAAGGGCCCAGCAAAGCGGTAAGTACCAACAATAGACCTCAAAATCAACATGGTACTCATTCCGCAAAAATAAAAGAGGGTCTAGAGATAGATAATCATAGAGGACAATTTAAAGATGTTTTTAAGTGTTATGATTTTGCTTGTGAAGAATTAGAACAGGGTGAAAATCTAGAAGTGATTAGTTCTATATTAAAGAATGCATTAGTAGCTAATTTATCTAAACATATAGATGAATACTCTATGCAAGCTATAATGGACGCAACAGAAGAAATAAACGCTGTTAATAAAACAGATAAATTGTTACCTAGTGACAGCATCAGTATGAAAGATTTTTATGAAGAATCTGATATAGCTTTCAGTAAGTTAGTTAAAACACTTAAATTAGCTATAGAAGAGGATAAAAATAACATTTCTGCTTGTTTTGAAAAATATGAATACAAGCTTAAATTCATATCAGATTTTATAGTAAGAAAAGCTTATTGGTATTCTTATACAAAAACAGGTGCATTACTCAATGTAGATAAAGCATATATTATATTTAACAGTGAAAAAGATGCCGAAGGTAGAAATGATAATATAGATACTAAAGCTTTCTCTGTTGATGATATCCCAGCATATCATTCATTCTGCGATTGCGAGATAACTTACAATAAGGAAAAGGCAGGTGAAGAAAAGAAAAATGGCAATAGAAATTAAAGAATATGTTGGACATGAATTTGTTTCAGTAAATCATACACCGACTAAGTTAAAGAATATGACAGAGTCTAGTGTAGAAACGTATATAGATGAAAACTCTCTAATGGTAGATATAGAAGCAATACATTCAAGAGTAACAAGAAATAATACTTATTATTCACCAGAATGCCTTAAAGATTCTGTTCCTTATTGGACTAACCCATATGAGAGACCTGTTATAATGCATCATAATGAAAAAGATGGAGTAATAATAGGTAGAATAAAATCAGTTGAATACAAAGAAGCTGAAACAAGAACTGGAACTCCTGCATTAGTATTTACAGCTAACATAGGAGATGAAGAAGGTAAGAAAGGTATTAAAAACGGTACACTTTCTACTGTATCAATAGGTGTTATAGCACATGACTTAAGATGTTCTATATGTGGAACAAATCTAGCTGAAGAAGGATTGTGTGAACACGAAAAAGGTGAAACTTACGATGGTAAGCTTTGCTATTGGATAATAAATAAGATGGAACCAAAAGAAGTTTCTTATGTAATAGTTCCATCAGATATATATGCTCATAACTTGAGAGTGTATGAAGCAATTAAGAAAAAGAAGAGTGAGGTGAAGGAATCAGTGGATAATATATTTGAAGATTTAATAAAATCTACACAACAAATAGTTGATTCTATACAAGAGTCTACAGAAACTCAAGAAGGTACACAAGTAGACGAAGAAGTAAAAAAGGATGCAGAAGTACAAGCACCTGAAACTAAAGAAGAGCCTAAAGCTGATGAACCTAAAGAACCTACTAAAGACGAAGATGATAAAGAAAAAGAGCAAGAAGAAGCTCCTAAGTCTGAAGAAGGTAAAGAGTCTGAATCTAAAGATGATAACAAAGAAGAGTCTAAAGAAGAAGATGAAAACAAGGAAGATGAAGCTAAGGAAGATAAAGAAGAAACTGAAGAAGATGACAAATTTAAAAAAGAATTAGAAGATGCTAAAGAAGAAATAGCAAAATTAAAAAAAGAAGTAAAAACTTTAAAAACTGAAAATGAAAAATTAACTAATAAAGTTGATAATGAAAAAAGATTAAAAGAATCAGCTGAAGCTAAGTTAGTTGAATATCAAGCAAAAGAAAAGAAAGCTTTAGTAGAACAAGTAAATGTTTTAAGAGCTACATTAAACTTACCAGCTGAAGATGAAGCAAGCTTATTAGAAAGCTCTGAAGATACATTAAAATCAACTATAAAACAATTAAATGAATTTACAGAAGTACAAAAGAAAGTATTTGGAATGCAAACTTTAACTTCTCCAGCAGCTGTTTCAGAAGCTAAAGATAATACTTCAAAAGAAAATTCTAAAATTCAAAATGTAAAAGAATCATTAGAAGATAGTAATAACAGTATCGAAGACGAATACATAAAATTATTTTCAAACATATTTTAATTTAAACTAATAATTCAAGGAGTGTGAATATACAATGGCATTACAACCATATAGCTTCTCATCAAGAGAGGTATTACAACCTGGTGCAAGAGGTGAAGCATTCAAGAATGCTGGATTCCCAGGACACAGAACAAACGACGATAGAATAAATAGAACTAATAACGCATTATTAATGAATGAACATGATGTATTAAATATAAAATACGCTATGGACCCAAGATTAAAAGCAATGTTTAGATACGGATGGGCTTACGGATACAACCAAATAGTTATGCCTAAAGGTAGAATAGTTGCTGCTGACCCATACTTAACAGTAATGGATACAGATACTTTACATTATTTCAATGCATTAACATTAGCTAACGGTGGAGAAGATGTTGAATTAGATTTATCTAAAGGATTTGCTGCATGGAAGAAAGCAGAAGAAAATTTCCAAGCTGATATAGATGGAAAACACAAAGGTGACAAAAAAGAAACTTTAAGACCTGCAAATATACCATTAGGAATAATGGGAAGAAATGAATACACTAGAGACGTAGATGCGTTCAACGGTATCATGCCAGGACCAATACATACAGATGCATTAGTAGATATGCCTTGGTTCATAGATGGTAATAAAGCTGAAGGAAACCCATGGGGTTCTATATATGGAGCTGTTAAGCCAGGCGATTTAGTAAAAGCTGACTTAAACGGAAGAATGACAATATCTCCATTATCTTATACAAATAAGACTAAAGCTGAAGGTGGATGTTCAGATATGTCAGTAGCTGAATACGAAAAAGAAAGACAACAAGTTGTAGGACAAGTTTACTCAACTGATAAGTCTTTATTACCAGAAGGTGCTGCTAGATTTGCTCAATGGGCATTATCAGACAGAAAGAACTTTAATGACTTTAACCCATATATATGGCCAAACTCTAACAGAGCTGGAGAAGATTTCGTAACTAATCCTCCAACAATGTTACAATCAGATTTCACTTACCCAGGATACCCATATGAAAAGAACTACATATCTAATGACTTACATATGTTAGCTTCATCAAGAGAAGGTGCATTTGACCCAAGATTAGACGAAGCACATAGATTAGATAGAGGTATACCAGGTTTAACAGATGGACAAAACGCTGTATCTAAAGAATATGGTGCTGGTGAAACATTAACTATAACTCATTTAACAGTTGCTAAAGAATTAGCAGGAGCTCAAGAAATGATGATAAGATTACCTGAAACTGATATAGAATCAGCTAAGATAAAAATAGGAGATTCAAATGCAGTTTCTATAGCAGCTAACGCTGAAGTTGGTGAATTCACTATACAATATGTTGACTTACACAAAGGTTTAATATCTTTAGTTCAAAAAACTGAAGGTGATGGAAGTAAGAAGCCAGTTAACGTATCTTACGTTAAGAGAGGTATGGCTGGGGTTCCAACTTACTTAGACTGGGATGGATGTCAAGGAGTAGTTTCAGTATTATTACAAAAATAATTAAAAATTAGAAATCAGTATTGATTGATTAATATAATAGAACTATTAAGGGGAGCAAGTCTCCCCTCTACATAAAAAATGTAAATACGAAAATTAAAAAATAAAAACAGAATAATTAAAACTAAATTATTTTTCGAGGAGGAAATATACAAAATGTACGGTTTACAAGAAACTTTAAGTAATATAGACAGACTTAAAGCTCAAGTTGAAAAAGCAACTCAAGCTGGAAAGTCTACACCGATAACAATGGAATCATTAGAAATGGTTGAAAAAATGGCTAGAAATATACACGGAGATTATTCTCAAGGTAAAGCTACAATACAAGAAGCTATAACTACAACAGATGCTGTTAAGTTAATACCTAAAGTAATAGAAGGTAAATTAAGAGAAGCAGCTGAGCCAGAATATTTAGGAACAAGATTCTTCAATACAGTAAGAGTAGAAGGAGGAAACTCTGCGGTATACGTTATACCAGTTGTTGGTGAAGTAACTGCTTACGAAGTTGGAGAAGGAACAAGATACAAAGAGACTGCATTAGATTACAACACACTAGAAAACGCAACTCTAGAAATAAGAGTTAAGAAGATAGGTGTTAAAGTATCTATAACAGAAGAAGCTATAGCAGACTCATCTTGGGACATATTAGGAATAAACGTAAGAAAAATGGGTAGAGCAATGGCTAGATACAAAGAAGAAATGATATTCAATGCATTCTCTAATCATGGACACGTAGTATTCGATAACGCTAAGAGACAATATCAAGAAGCTGCTGGAACTACAGGTTTAGGAAAAGACGGTAACTACAATGATACATTATCAGTAGAAGATTTCTTAGATTTAACATTAGCTTTAATGGGTAACGGATATAACCCAACAGACGTAATAATGCATCCATTAACTTGGGTAGTATTTGCTAGAAACTCAATGATAGGTAACGGATTAACATTCGGTGCTTTAGGTGGGAACAATGTACATCCAAATGGTGGAATACAAGGTACTCCAGCTGCATTTGGTATGGCTAACAACGGTAATGGACAAAAGTTAATAATGACTCCAGACCAAGTACAAAACAGATTACCAGTACCAATGGCTATAAACTTCTCTCCATGGGTTAAGTTTGATAAGTTAACTAAGAAATTCGATATGTATGTAGTTGATAAATCAGAAGTTGGTATAGTAGCTCAAAGAGAAGGATTATCTACAGAAAACTGGACAGACCCAGAAAAAGATATCAGAAACTTAAAAGCTAAGGAAAGATACGGAATAGGTATATTAAATAACGGTAGAGGTATAACAGTTGCTAAGAACATAGCTGTTGCTACATCTTATCCAGCTGCTCCAGTTATAAATATAAACCCTGTAATGCAATAATAAAAACTAAAGGAGGTTGTACCAAATGAGAGCACCAATAGCAAAGATAAGAATCAATGCTGGAAATCCAGGTTGGTATGACCCTCTTACTAATATACATTTAACAATAACTAGACCAGAGGCCTTTGTTTATGAAGGTTCTAATACAACTAACATAAAAAGAAGTATAAGCCATGGTCTTGTACATATAATAGAAGGTTCTTTAGAAGATGAAAAAGCTACTAGAGAAGCACAAGCTGTTAAAGAAGTAAGAGAGGTCGCTCCTCAAGTTGAAGTAAAAACTGAGGAAGTAGTTACTAATGATGTTATCCCTGAAGAAACTCAAGAAGTTACAGAGGTAACAGAAGAAGTAGCTAAAGAAGAAGTAGTTGAAGAAAAGCCAAAAGCTAAAAAGACTACTAAAAAGAAAGCTACTAAAAAAGAAAAAGATGCTGAATAATTAAAAGAGGTGATAGATAATGCAAAGTATCTTCAACATTACATCTATAACACCAGACTATACTAATAAGTTGATAACTATTAAAACAACTTTTAAAGTAGACCCTGATACTGTTAATAGAAAAAATGTTCAAGTTATATCTGCATCATCTGGCACTACTGTATTATATAAATTATCTGTTGATGATGACAAAATAATAGTCAATCTAAAAGACTGGCCAGAATTAGATAGCTATTATGTAGTTAAAATTGATAAGATAAAAGATAAATTAAATCGAGACTTAATTCACCCTATAAGTAAAGATATAGTTTTCTCAGCTGATACTAAGCTGAAAGTTACAATCGAAAGCCCAAACAATAACGAAGCTGTTAAACAACAACATAATTTAGTTTACTTTTCAATAAAACAAGTTAATCCTGATGGTTCTACATCAATTCACCCAATGCCAGAACCAAATCCTTCAACTCCAGAGCTGCCAGAGAGTGAAGAGGAAACAGGATTATCTAAAGAAGCTGTATTGGAAGATGAATCGGATGTTACGTATCATTTCGAATTCGCTTCTGATATAGCTTTTTTTGATATAGTAAAAGATTATAAATCTAAATATACTAATGGCTATATATTATTAGATAATGGTCAGTATTATTTAAGAGCTAGAGTTATACAAAATGGGATGAATGGTGATTGGTCTGATATAATTACTTTTACAGTTGTACCAGATGTTAGCGAATGTGATGATATTCTAAGTGAAGCTAAAAGAGAATACTTAGATGATATAATGGCTCCTGTTGAGTTCTTTTTAGAACCAGATGAAATGTTAGAAATGGTTTCTCGTTCTAATAATGGAGTTACTTATCCTGAATTCTTTATTGAATTCAATAAAGATATAGACCCAGAAAAACTACCTGAGAATATAATAGCTTATAGGAGGGATTTATAATGAGACATGAGCGTATTAGTTGTAGTCTTACTATAGATGAAATAGAGCCTAATGTTTTAATAATTAAGCCTTTCTATTTACAAGACTTTCAATCAGATAGTATATATGAATTTAAGCTTCCTAAAATTTATTCTGTAGATGGAGATTGTATAGAAGCTCAAAAGATTAAATATATATCTGCTCCTAGTCTTGCTTATGCAGACATAAAAGATATAAGAGCTAAACTTGGTGATATAGATATAACAGATGAGATTATTTTATATCATATAAGAGAAGCTTCTAGACTAGCTGAAGTTATTGTGGCTAAAGCTTATAGTAAACAAAATATAACTTTCAGTAAAGAAGACTTAATGGAACTAAGAGGTTCTGTAGAAAGTATGAGAAATGAACACTGGGTAATATGGGAGTTTGTTGTATTAAAAGCTGCTTATGAATGTTTAAGTAGTTTATATATAACTATGGCTACTAGACCAGATAAAGTTAAAGAAGTTCTATCTGATTTAGCTAAAGAATTTAGTTATAATTTATCAGCTATTAAAGACTTATTAGATAGACTTAAAAGAGCATACGAAGATATAATAGAACAGATATATACAATTACAGACCCTGTTTGGGGACTTAGAGGTAAATATGCTATGCCTATTAATCCTAATGTTGCTGCTCCTTATCATGGACTTAATGGTATGCAAGGATATAATAGAAGTTATGCTAGTGGATTTGCCGCAGGTCATCCTCAATATATAGGTAGAGGAGGTAGATGGTAATGGCATTTAATGAAAGCTTCGCTCAAGAAGTCATAGATAACTGGGACTATAGTTTCTATGTCATTAAGCAAGTACCTAATATGCAATGTAAATGTGTAGATAAAACTTCTAAACAAGCTCAACAAAGTTGTCCTTTATGTTTGGGATTAGGAAATAAAATTAAAATATATAAAGTAAAAGGTGCATCAAGAGAGTCTAAAGAATTCGAAGCATTAAGAGCAGAATTCCCTACAGTTACTCCTAAGATATTTTACATCAAGACTAAGTTGTTTATAGATAAGCAAGACTTAATTATAGACAATGAAACAATGTATTCAGTATATGCTACTCAATTCCATAGAGGTTTAAATGGAGAATTTAAATTCACAAGATGTGTATGTCCAACAGTTAAGTTTAATAAATACGAAATTATGAAGAATTTCAAAAGGCTATTAAATGAACATAAGCGTAAACAGTAGTTATATATCTAGTGAAATAACTAATATAAATTCAGGCAAAAAAATTCTTATAGCAGGGCCAGCATTATCTAACTATAAAGCTAGAGAGATAATACTTCCTGCTAATAAGGAAGAAGCATTAAATACTTTTGGACAAAGTGAATTATATAAAGCATATGAATTATTAATAGACCTTGGCGTTGATAATGTATATCTTAGTAACTGCTATAGTCGTTCTGATTATATAAGATTATCTGATAAGATAATACATTATGACTTTGATTACTTTATACCTATAGATATTTATCTTAGTGATAAGTTTTATAACCAATAAAGAACAATATTATGCTGAATACTTTTTAGAGCAATTTGCATTGGTTAATAGCTTAACTACAACTATAATGACAGAAAGACATGCTAGTCTATATAAAGATTTTGACCAATACATAAGTACTATGACTAAAATAGAAACAGAATTCAAAGAAGAATTTGAACATGAAAAATCTGTTTTCTTAGAACAGAATGGGAATAATTTAAACTTTGTTTATAATAACTTAAATAATATTCCTTATTCTAATGTAGTATTAGG